TACGTGCCTGCGGCGCTGAATTCATTAAGATACGAACAGCATCACCGTGTTGAGCAATTTCTGCTTCTGCTTGTGATTTCAACTTCGTGGGCATTTTAATCTTTGGTGTAATGGGCATCTTGCTAGGTACAATTGCTACATCACTATTGTTATGTAAGTTACCTATCGTACCGTCTAGTGATGATGACTCATCTGTAGTTTGTGCGTTAACTGGAATAAATGTATGCACACCTACTCCTGCTGTTTTTCCTTTTAGCATGTGACCAACTTCACTATCTGCTTTTACTTTGTATGCAATACCATTTGGATTCATTTTAAATGAGTAGTATCCGTCTTGGTCTTCTAATGGTTTTGCAAACAATAAGTCTCCCCAATAATAACCTAATGATCCTCTATCTGCTTTTTCTAATCCAGGCCATATATCATCAATCAACTGATACAAGTCTCCTCGATCAACACCTCTATTCTTATCATACTGTCTAAACTCTTGGGGAGAGAACACTTGTCTTCCTGTACCGTCTTTCTTATTGAACATATGTTTGTCCATAATAGAGAATCTACCTTCTTTATTACGTCCAAAAATAAGAGCAGGATAGCCGTCCCACTTAATTGTGATTGTACCTGGTTGTGCGATTGTTTGTTCTATTGCACTAATTGCTTGTCTAGCACCTTCAACATCGCCTAAGAACACTAAATCCTCTGGGTGATCTAAGTGTCCTTTTGCTTCGACTAAATTGATTTTTTCTAATGTACGTAAAGTATTAGATAATGATTCACTGAGGTTCATCTTTACCTCGACTTCAGTAATGCTACTTTTTCTGCTCTAATTGCTGATTGAGTTTTAGATTCTTTAACAGATTTTTTTGGTGGTGTAAGTTCTGTTTTATAAAATGTTTTAGGATCCATTGCATACATTTTTGAATATTTTTGTTGCGCCTCGGCTGACAATGAATTACCACTAGAATCAGTCCACTGTTTGCCGTTATAAAAATATTCTGTACCACCTGCATCTTTAATTGCTATGCCTGCAGGTATTTCAAGAGGCTTCATTGGTGTTTCTTTTGATTTTAACTCAGGTTCCTTTGCACCTTGTGCAGGTTTTTCTACTGATTTTTGTATTACTTCTGCACCTTGTGCATTTTTTGCTCCTATAGGAGTGACTCCTACAGTAGAAGTTGCTGACCAAGCGCCGTCTGCTAATTGTGATAAAATATCTCTATCAATGTCTGGCTTGGCTGGATTTTTTGAATTGTTATATACATGTTCTAAGTTATCAATAATTTGATATAATACATCTTTGCTTTTAGTATAATCAACATTTTGCATCCACTGACCGAACCAATCTCTTATAAAAACACTAAGTAGTCTACCGCCTGCTTGTTCTACATCTGTCTGTTGTGGTTGCTCCCCAATAATACTTTCTAAGATTCTATCCATTTTTTCAAATTGTAAATCTTTGCCTTGCCTTTGATATGCAGGCTTATCGTAATCAATATTGGGATCTAATTCTGTACCTTGAGGTGTTGGTTGAGGTTCTTCAGCATCTTTCTTTGAATCGTTTGGACGAACAGGAGGATTAATTAATCCTGCTCTAAGACCTGAATCAATTGTGCTTAAAGCATCACTAACAAAATCTCTTACAAATAATTTATATGCTAATTTATCTTGTTTTGTTAGTCCGCCTTTAAGTCCTAAACTAGGTGCTTTTACTGTAGGGCCTCCTGTACCGCCCATGCCGCCTTGACCGCGGTATCGTTTGTCTCCAAACATCCAGTCACCCAATTTATTTTCGTTGATAATGACTTCATCAAACTTCATTGATACTTACCCTTGATACTTTTTAATCGTCTTTGAAAAACGAGTTTTGTCTCTACCTCGGATAGCACTTAGCAGTTTCTTTTCTAACTGTTCAGCCTGACCTTCATCATAATTGCGTTGAATGAATTCAATTAAATTGACCGCACTAGTAATAATATTGTTGCCACGAGACTCGACAATATGCGGGATATCTCGGTTGCTACCAAAATTTTCTAGTTCTTCTAAAAGGCTTTTAGTTTTTTTCTGCATAAGTATAATTCCTTACTACTATTTAGTCAATCGTGACCATTTTGGATATTATTTGTCTTTCAAAGTATTCAATAATGATTTTAATTTTGTACTTTGTACATCACCTGTTACTCGTTTTTGTTCAGACTCTACTTGATCTTCAACTATTTTATTAGTCTGTCCTACTTGTGATGTAGTTTTAAACTTATCCATGATTGATTGTGCAGAAGGTTGTGTTGTATTTTGCGTTGGTGCATTAGTACCAGGATCTGTGATACGCAATGTTTCAATATCAAATGCCAATTCGACTTTTTGTCCTACCCCCGAACTTGATCTTGTCTTCATTAACTGAATTTGATACTGACCTCGTTCTCTCATGCTACGTGATGTAAAGATACCGAATACATTATCTGCTGTATTGATTTTTGATATACCACCTGAGATATGACTGTGATCAAATTCAATTTCTTCTACTGCACTCCTGTTTAACTGTGATGCAGTTACAAATACTAAATCAAATTCTTTTGCCAAATTACGCAATTCTTCTGATACATATTTGTCTTTAACAAACAAGTCACTTGGACTTACTTTAGCACTTACTGGCATTAACAAATCCAAATAGTCAACACACATGAAGTCTAATTTCATACCTGTTTGAATTTGTAATTCTTTGACATATGCTCTCAAATCGTTTACTGTAGACTGAGCAGGCATATATTTAATTCTAAAATTACCTGCGGCTTTTTGTTTCATCTTAACTTTCATTTCAACATTGTCTAAGTCTTTAAATACTTCCTTAGTCTTTGTATCAGTTAACATAGAATCGACACGCATTGCTGATAGTTCTTCACTCAATTCTAATGTGATGTACACACCTGATAAGCCTTGTTCTATCCAATTGACTGATAGATTTTGCATGAACAAAGACTTACCTGAACCCGAACCCCCAGCAAAGATTTGTAGTTCACCTTTATTAAAACCCCCATAGAGTTTTTGATCTAAACAGGGCCAACCACATGATACTTGACCATTGCTAGATTTAAGATGCATAAGACGAGCCCTAGGATCTTCAAAGTAATCGATACCTAAGTCTCTTTGTAATGAGATTTGTACCGCATCTTTGATTAACTTTTCAACAGGATCATAGTCACCTTTCTCTAACAAGTCCGCTGATGACATGATTGCTCTTTCTAATTCTTGTCTGCGAGTAAACGATTCAAACTCAGTCATAAACCATTCATAATGACCTTCGTCTAATTCAGCAACTGTATCGATTGTTTCACCTGTTGTTGCTTTAATCTGCGTAGGGTCCGGCAATATTTTATATTGCTCTGAATGTTCTCTCATAAACTCTGCAACAGGCCTTAATCTTCTATCAAAGTTCTCTGCGTTAAAAATGTTATTGACCCTTACAAACAACTCTGCGTTTGTAACCATCATTCGCAAAAACAATTCTTGCACTTCTACATTAAATTCTTTTAGCAATTTTATTCCTCATAACTTCTACTTTGATTTTGCTGTTTGTTGCGGAGTCTAATATACTTAGTAGTGTATTCAGTCGTCCATATTTAATTACTGCATCATTTGCATCTTTGATGTCCTCTGACCAGTTGGGTAAAGATACATCAAAACCTAGTTCTAATGCTCTTTCGCATATACCTAAACCTGTTTTATCCTGATCGGGGACAACAATAACACGTTTACCCAATTTTTTAATTACAGCAACTTGATTGTCATTAATCGTATCGTGTGTCAATGCAAGACCGTTCATTGATATCGCATCAAAAATGCCTTCAAAAACTAATACAACTTCCCAACTGTCTTTTTGTAAATCAGTACCAAATACATATCCTTGTTGTTGATCATTTATAAACTTAGGATTTCTATCATCCATAAATCTAATTGTACTACCAACAACTTTGTTTTCATATGTATAAGGAATAATTATACCCTGCGACTGTCTCCCCTCTGCATTAGGATTGACCATAAAGGGATAGTCGTTATGTTGCAAACCCCTCTTGTTTAAGTAATCAATATACACTTGATGATCTTTATTAGCAGTATAAATCAACTCACCTTCTGGCATTGGCTTTTCTTTAAACGTGGGCAACTTCTGTTGTTTCTTTTTATGTAGGATAGAATCTATCAAATCTTTATGTTGAATAGAATGCAACGACCATTTATTAATATCTTGGTCTGGCATATTACACCACGATAAAAAGTTGCGTGTGCGTTTGCTAATTGCTCTACCTAGTTTGAAACCACACTTAAAGCCACAGTTAAAACAATGATAGTTCCAATCATCACCATCTGTTTTAATTCCCCCTCGCATTCTTTTGTCAGGGTTATGCCCATTGTGATGGCAACAAGGCGCATTGAATGAAGTCCATCCACTTTGCGTCTGCTTCTTTTTGCCTGGGACAATCGTAAGTATATCAAACATATCTGATATTATAGACGAAAATAAGAGTTAAAACAAGTAAACAGGGTAACTTATCTAGCCAAAATAGTAACTATGTTACCCACATTAGATTCAAATTTAACCTTTACAAATGGATGATAGCCGTCGATTGTATAACCTATAGTCCTAGATTCACTCTCGCCTGTTTCTGCATTACCATAGGTATGTGTTTCGATATCATAAAAGTTTGCATCGACTAAAGTTGATCCTTGAATAGTAACGTTGCCTACATAATTTGCATAGTCGATTGAAGTAGTTAATACAGGATTGTCTTGCGTGTTAATAATACTTGAATAAAATGTTACTGCTTCTGAATTTGCATTAGCATTTGCATTAGGAAATGGTTGATCGTTTGGTATCGTTACGTTCTGTGACGGTACAAACGAAGGTAGTATAGAGTCAACAATATTTAAATCACCTCTTGCACCTGCTTTTGAATCTACAAAGACAGGCAAGTTAAGATTGCCACTTGGCCACTCTAATGAATAAAAACATTTTTGTGATTCAATGTTTTCAATTTCAGCCGCTGTTGTGTTTAATTGAAATATACCATTGACATCAAGTACAGGTGTTAACGCCTTTCTGAAAAGGATTTCGGTACCATCTGAGTTAAGGGCTCTAAATGATATCTGTTGATTTGCTGTAGCAATAGATGATAGATCAACTGGCTTCTGTTCCTGATTCAGAAATTGAAACTGCAATTGATTGTCAACACCTTTGTTTAACGTTAATGGCTTTGAATAGACTGGCATATATTTCCTCGGGCTTGTGCCTGACAAAACCACAACGACTTGTCTGACTGTATATGTATATACTGATGTAGTGTAAGACACAAATTTTAATCTCCTATAGTATATATTTATCTTTAGGTGTGTTTACCAAAAAATTTGACCATTTTTTTCATCGTACTAAATACTTTACAGAGATGACAGATTCAAAGAAACCAATCGATTTTTTTGTCAAATTGACAGAGACTCACCCGTTTATTTCGGTGTTACAATATGCCGGACAAGACTTTGTGGGCATTGTTCAAAACCGTGATGATCTTGTTACAACTATCTATGATTATGGTGCAATAGTTGATCCTAAAAAAAGACTAAAGTTTTTAGAATTAGGAGATGTTTGGTGGTGGGAATCAAATCGTCAAATACCAATTCATTTATTTCTTAAGCAAGAGTGGGCTATGTTTAAGCCTTTCTTAAGAACATTCAATAACAAATCATTGACATTGTTACATGGACCTATCGTATCAATGACTGACTTTCAAAAGAAAAGAGTTAAAAGAAAATCGATTACGTTGGTGAAGAGACCTTACTAAGTCTTTTAGCCATCTTAGCAATTTGACGTTTCTTCTTTGCTCTACGTTTTTTAGCCAATTCTAAACTAAGTTTGCTTTGTACACGTTCTTCAAACGTAACACCTAATAGGTGATCATACTCATGTAAGAATACACGTGCTTGGATACCAGTAAGATGTTTTTCTTTAACGACTTCCCCATCGATTTGTTGATAAGTGACTACGCATTCAGGTTGTCTTGGAACATGTAACCATAGATCAGGATAACTCAAACAACCTTCTAAGAATAATTCTTTTTCTCCTCTAAGTTCATCTATTTGAGGATTAATAAAAGCCATTAACTTTTCATCAGTTCCCATAATCAAAATGTTTTTCATTACTCCGCACTGAGGCGCCGCTAAACCAATACCAGGATGATTAGGATTAAACATAACTTTAGTCATTGCTTTAATAAGTTCAGTTGGATCGCCGTCTAGTTTAAAGTCCCATGGTTCGCAAGGTTCCTTTAATTTAGGATCATTTTCTGATAACAATGTTAAAGTAAGTTCTTCCATTATGTATTCCTAGTAAACTCATCAAGTAAGGCTTGACCAGTTAGTTTATTTCCAATTATTTCTGTTTTGCCTGACACAAGATATTTTCTTTTGACTGTGCCGTCTCGGTATTCAGTATCAAGTACACGCAAATCATCACCAGTTCTATCTGGATTGTTTTCATACCACAATGAGGTAAAACTATGGGCATGTACGCACTTAACTCCTTTTGACCACTCTTCGGCTTTTATCATTTGTCTTTGTCTCTCAACGACTTCATTATATTGACTCATCTTGCTCCTCTAATAAATTCATATGCACTACAACTAATTGTGCATATGCCACTGCATGTGACTTTTTAAACGTGTATCCTGTATTGTTGTCAATCCACACAGTTTTACTTATCTCTTTCCATGTCTTTCCAATAAGATTTCTTTTTGCTGGACGAATGATAGCCAAAAACATTGCTAATCTTGGAATACTATTAATAGGCTCTGGCATTTGTTGCATAACATCATATTGTTTGTTTAGATGCAACAACACAGATACAAAATTTCTTTCTTTTAATCGTTCCCAATTAGGCTCAGTCATAAGACTAATTAAATGTAATTCATCTTTTACTGCTTTATAGATGTTAACATTTAACAGGTCTAACTTAAAGTATCCTCTTTGATCTGCTTCTTTATAATCTAAAGAACACATATCATTTACAGGGTCATAGGGTACATCTGTTATGTATACACCAGTAGGATGTTTCTTTATTGGCTCTACATCACGCATTGCCGCAGGTACATGTTTAATCAACTTGAGTAGTTTTTCTCTATCTCCAAAGTCAATATCAATATCTGACTGTATACTCATTTAAGTCCTGCTTGTTTAAGTTTCTGATATGCACGTTGCACAACGATTGCTTGGTGTTCTGCGTCTTCTACAGCCTTGTGAGACGTTACTGCTTGACCATCTTTAAGAGATACGTTGCAAAGATCATATATTGTTCTTGTGTCTCTAATAGTGTAGAAAGGCCAGGGTATCGGCATTTCTAATTGCCTAAAGGCATTCTCTGCAACAACAATATCAAAACCAGCACCATTAGACCAAACTGCTCTGCGATTCCAGCAGAACTTGTATAACTGATCCATTGCATCTTTAAACGGAATCCTATCTCTGTCACCCATTGCTTCATCAATTGCATCCTCACTTTGTTCTCCCCACCACCTTAATGTATCAGGGTTTATATGTCTATTTAATTCTTCTGTTTGCGAATCTATCTCAGGACGTAGTTCTAGTTTTTCTACGACTCCAGTACCCATAGGATCAAAACGAACAGCACCGATCGTTAAAATAACACAATCAGGATCTGTACTTAGAGTTTCCATATCTATCATTACGTCATTTGCCATTAGAACTCCATACGTTATCTTCGTCTTTTATTTCTTTTATTATATCATTTCTGAGGTAATTAATCAACAAAATGGAACGTTTTTTGGGTAAATGTAGTGGCATAGTAGAATGCATTAAACGAGTATTGTAAAACAAGATACTACCTTTTGGCATATCATATTGTTCTGCATTCTCTAAAAAGTATTCATCATGCACGCCTTCATAGCAATCTTGTATATCCCAATCTTGTTGATGACTATAAGGGATAAGTCCAGTTGCTCCTGTGTCTTTGTCTAAGTCATCAAGTGGAATAATAACCTGTATACCACAGACATCATTGTTTTCCCTTTTATTATATTTTTTAAATCTGTGCGGTGTATCAATATGAGGTCCTACCCATCTGCTTGGACCATTGATTGTTACGATATCACTTGCATAAAATGTTGCATCAGTTAAATGCTTTTTGATTTCAGGATAGATGAGTTCATGTATCTCTTGTACTTCTTCCCAATCATCTGTGAGTTGACTCCACCATACAGCAATACCAAATAGTTTATTACATGCCTCTGCTTCTGCATATTGCTTTTTATGTGTGGATGCTCTGACAGGGTAGAGTTCATCTTTTCTGTTGTTTATACGTTCAATAAGGTCGTCTGAGACGATATCATTAATGATATCAAACCCCTTGCCTTCATGTGATAATTGATTATTAATGATATCTTTTTTACCGAAGATACGATCATAGTTAGCGGCATAGGCTTTTTGATTTTCTCCCTTTCTAGGTGCGGATCCTTTTCCACCGTGCCACTGACTCATTGCCACCTCGTTTCTAGCCACACACGTTCTTCATCGCCTGCTAGATATATTCTACGTTGTTTATGAACTTCTTCGTTAGACCAACACCAATGTTCGTTTAGTGTGTCGTATGTACTGTCGTTGTATTGTGCTAGGCTCATGTAGTTTGATAGTTCATGCACTCTGTCGTAATCTTTCAAATCACAACTAGGTCCCCACGTATCCCAGCACCAGTCTCTTACTTTGTTAAAATTTATGATAGTAGACAAATCAGAATGTGCTAGAGGTGTAGGATGAAAACGTTCATACTTGGGAGGAGTTTTAGTAACACAACTCCACTTAAATATGTCAGATCCTTTCCATCGACCATCTAGTTCATAAAATTGTAAATGTACTTCTACTGTATTCAATATCCCGCTTCTCTCAATAATTGTTTTACTTCTGTAACTTCTTCTTCATTGCGTTTAAATTTGATCGCCCATTTTTCAGGATCAATATATTCTAATACCATCTTTTGTTGTATATCATCTAATTTACCTAAAAACTCTAATCCAGATTCACTGTGATATAGACTCCAAGGAGATATTCTTCCTGTTGTTACTTCATAACAAATTCTATTTGGTGCACCATATCTAAATGCATCTTTATTTTCTATCTTGTCATCCTTACAAATTTCAATTAATGTTTCTATGCTACGACCTATTGCATCTAATGCATTTTCTTGTCTAAGATATTCAATAATAAACTTAGTGTAATTTTTATCACTAGTCCAACTATCAATTCTAATTTGATTTTTAAGTAACCAATCAGCATAACGATTGACATTGATACATCTTGTGTTGACACAGTAATGACCGAACTTAACAAAGGCTAAGTAATAAGAACTTTTAGTAAAGTCTATATAAGTCTTTTGTTTTTTACTAGAAGTGTTTTGTGCATAGAAGTTTAACCATGCAGTAAAACCAATACGATTACCTTTAAGGTTTCTATCTCCGTATCTGCGTTTCTGTTCGCAAATATGTTTATCAATAGTACTCTCTTTTGCGAAACTTCTTCCGCAAAAGTCGCAACCAAAATTAGTTGCCAAGTTCTTTTTCGTATTCTTCGATTTCATTATCTGTAACGAGTTCACTAAGTAATTCTACCTCATCGAATTTTAATTCAGGAAACTTTTCTGCTAGATACATTTTACGTTTATGTTGTACACAAAATGCATTTGCTATTTCAGTCAAGTCTCCTGCTGTTAGTTTAGGATATACCTTTTTATAATAATCTTTTATGTCTTTAGGCTTTGCAGTCTCTTTTAACTTACTCACACCTGCTTTGATGTGAGGGATCCATTGATGATACTGTTTGCCTATACCTGGGCTTGCCGCACACATCATCAACCATTGTAATTTAGGATGATGCATTACGTTTTCATTAAACAAATGTGTGTTGGCATGATAGTCAACACTTTGCAAATAATATTGTGATAACTCACGTTTACCTTTTACTACACTTATCCAATGCAACATCATAAATGGAACAAACTTCTTTTGTTGTTCAGCAGTTAATCTGTCATAGTAACCATAATCTTTTTTATCGATTGCCGCTATTGCTTCAAACAAGTTAAAGTCTTGTTTTTCAAACTTTTCATCTGTTGGTGTTTTTGCTCTAGCCAAAATAACCTCTTGCAAACCACCCTATTGCCATCGATAAGGGTGCTATAATAAACAAATCAACTATCCAATGCAATGCAATAGACAGTGTAACTATTTCTTTCCAATGTAGTTTACAGACGTTCTTCCAATGATCAAAAGACTTGAGCATAATCTACAACTTCACAATTTCTACTAATCTCTTTGACAAAGTAGATACATCTTGGCTTTGGACCGTCGTCTAAAGGCACACATAAAAACTGACCATTACGCAGTCTAGGTGCATACCATGTTACATCTGAATAGATGTCTACGATCTCTATTGGAAGAAAGCCCGGAGAGAATGACGATAACGGATTAAATGAAAACACTGAAAAGCCTCTGTCATTCAAAGATGAGAGAGGAAGTGTTTCTAAATCTCCGCCTTCTTCATCACCGATCAATACTTGCCAATCAACTGGCATCTTAATTTGTTTGTCACCAACTTGCAATACAACTGCCGGAGCATTAAACGACTCTAAAAAGATAAGTGGAATATAATAGTAATCTACAAATGTAGGATTAGAATTATCTAAAATTGCAAATCGAAGGTCATCGATTTCTTCTGGTAACGTTTCTAAATTATAGTATTGGTCTTCTAGTGTTAGTATTCTCATTTTGATATTATATCTACTCCTTTGTAGAATTTCAAGTTAAAAGGTAAAATCATTTATATTGCAACTTCTCTACAACAAACGGATAGTTTGCTTCTCTATAAAAAGCCTTACGTTGAGTTAAGTGTCTTTTTGCGAAACGACAAGAACTTGTTATGTCCCAAATTTGAACAAAGTCTTTGTCTTCTGCTTTACGAATGCCACGGCCGATTGACTGTATGACACGAACAAAAGACTTACCTGGCTCAAGTAGTACAAGATTAAAAATCCTAGGAATATTGATACCAGTAGAAGCCACACCGTAAGTAGCAACAATAATTTTATTATTACTAGTGGCAACGTCATCATATTCTTCTTTGCGGTCAACAACTTTCATTCCTCCTGATACAAATACTGCATCGTCTAAACGTTCTACAAGTGCATGTCCTGCATTGATACGATCAACTAGAATCAGAGTATTACCTGATAATTTTATTGTATCAATCAGACTAGCAATCTTGTCTAATCGTTTTTCATCATTGAGCAAATGCTTTAGTTCACTTTGGTAATTACTAAACTCTTGTTCATCTTGTAACTGAACAATGTTTACGTGACACTCAGCAAGTACTCCTTTATCTTGCAATTCTTTTGCAGATAGTTTGTTAATTACAGGTCCCAAACTTACTTGCAAAGCAATTGATTCATACTTTGCTTTTGGAACAGTACCTGTTAGTCCCCATCTAATAGGGACGTGTGCCATTACACCTGTCAACAGTTGCTTCAATGCATCTGCTTTTGCCATGTGTACTTCATCGACAATGACACATACAACACCTTCGATGAACTCTCCTATAGTACAATCTACATCTCCTCTTTTAGTATTCTTTAGTAAGATGTTTAAAGACTGCCAAGTACAAATAGTATGTTGTTTAAAATATTCTTTACGATCACCAAAGTATACACCAACATCTAATCCCATGTTGATATAATCTTCTTCAGTTTGTGATACTAAACTTTTATTAGGCACAATCACAATACTTCGACCATATGATTCTACACTCTTACTTAGTGCCGCAGTCATAATAGTCTTTCCTGCCCCTGTAGCCACTTCTTGTATCGATTGAGGATTCTTTAAGAACTCATTAACAACTTGAACTTGATAGTCTCTTAGTTCAATTGGTTGCCCCTCACAGACATGTCCTTTAGGCCACAGTACGTCTTTAAATGAATCTTTCTGAACTTCTTCAAATTGAAATTGCGTTTGATATTCACGCATGTCTTCCAATTCAATTGAATAGTTTAGTTCTTCTAATATCGGAATGATTTCTTCCAACAGATTAATGTAAGTAGAACCAGCAAGGCTACAATAACTAACCTTGCCGTTCCACCTCCCCAACTTAACACTGGGCATATATCGTGCGCCTGGAACCTCAAACTCAAACTTTTGCATTAGTGCCCTACGAGCATCTAATTCAAGTCCAGCAATCTTTAGATTGACTTCATCTTTAATTTGTAGTGTTGCGATTCCCGGCATCGATTAAAGCCTATATTGTAGTGTTAAGAAATACTCTAATCCACCTGATCGATAGTTAGGTACCATTTCAAATTCATCATCTAGTATATCTCTTACAGTAAAAGATAGCAAGTAGTTAGGGAATGCTTTTTCAATTTTGTAGTCAAATGAACTTACATCATCTAGTATTTCTGTGCCGTCATATGGACCAGGCTCTCTGTTAAACAATCCAGTGTATCTGAATGAAATATCATAATCACCTAAATAAGTTGTAGATGATATGATTGCTTTGTACTCAGGAATACGAGGTTGATCACTATTAGTATAACCTAACTCGACACCTATCATTGTAGTGTTAAGTTTTTCAACAACAAAACTGTTTATGTATCTAACACCTTCAGTGTCATATGATCCAGTGTTAACAAACTGTGAGTCTGCAAAACTGTAATTGATACCTTCTGTAAATTTGTATTTAAAGAAAGTTATGTTTTTATAACCAACTTCAAAACCTGTTGCTTCTTCAGGGTCTAAATCTTTATTAGGTAAAGTCCAAGCATCACCATTCAGTTCATAGAGAGTTGGATTACGATATGATGTACCGAAACTTGTGAACCAATTATCTGCCTGATGTCCAAGACGATAGACAAATGCATCTTCACTTAAACGAAGTCCTATGTTAATAGGATCAAAGTTATTCAGTATTGTATAAACAGAGACATTGTTTTGTGATGTGTTTTCATACTTTTCATATTCAACGGTTGCACCATAAATATTGTCCCCGTATGTATGTCTAGTGTCTGCATAAAACCTTTCTGCATCACTCTTATATGTTTCTACACTTTCTGTTTTGTAGTTAGCATTATTAAATGAGTAACCAAACGTGTAGTTATCGTTCCTTATTGATAAGGAACCTTTATCTCCTGATTGTACACAGTCGTTTGACTGTGAGAAACTTGCAGTATAACAATTGTCATAATCATATTCATATGATGTGCCAGATAGATTTACTTTCCAGTCTCCAAATTCTTGTTGTCCTTTGACTGTCAAATTGTTATAACTATCCTTTTCATCGTTGTCTGTTCTAACACTATCATTTTTTGCATCAAAGTAACTTAGGTTAAACCCACTACCTGTATGACTTACAAATGTATTGCTACCATATCGAATAATAGATCCATCTTTAAGATCATCAGTGATAAAAATAGAACCGCCTAAACTACCAGAACCGTATAGTACTGAATTTGGACCGTTAACTATTTTTACATTCTCGTTACCAGTAGAAAAGTCATGCCCAAAGTCATACCAGCCACTACCGGCATCATTTGCTGGCACACCATTTCTAAAAATAGTTGTGTGTATTGTTTGTGTTCCTCTTTCAGTGTAACCTAAAAAAGAACCATATCCACCAGCAGTTGTTGCTTCAGGTATGATCGATTCTAATATGTTAACGTCAGTCGAAGGATCCGATTCCGTTTCATATACAGTTGCACCTACTACTACAATTTCTTCAATCTCTTGTGCTTGTAGTTTATTTGCTACAAACATTAACATCATTACTACGACTATTGCATAGAATGGTGAAAAGTTGATGTGAAAGTTTTTATCTAAATTATTCATTTTATTGTTACAGGTCTCCTGTTTGTTATAATTATAATTTTGCCATTTCGATTATCTCCATGACATTGTTCTGGTTCTACAATTGAATTAAATTGCACCAAGACAGGTACACCTTTTACAGTTGTTTCGTTGTGATCATCTTCAGGAAGATCAAACAAATCTCCGCTCTTATGTATTCTTAAATTATGATTAGCAAAAGCCTCTCTACATTCTTTAAATACTCCAATACTCTGAGACTCAGTTTTCGATACATGTGATCTGTACTGAGGAGTTCCTCTCCCCAATACTAAATCATTTACACCAAGTTCAACAAGCCATTCACAACAATCGTTTATTGCATCTACTTCTACTTCCGTAATGTAGTTTGCGGCAAACTCTAGTTTAGGATCATCATTGATGATTGATTTGTCTATTTTTATACCAAATTGTGAGATTTGATATAAACATTTTGCACTGTTATCTAAAGTTACATCGGCTAGTAACTCATCTAATATTGCATTAGAATTGACAACAGTATATTGCCCATCAACTAAGACTAGTGTTGGGTCTTTGTATTTTACAGTTTTGGATTCTAACTGTTCAATAATATTTTTTATTTCATTATGATAAACAGTAGTAAAATACTGCGGTAAGATATTGTATGCCAATTTCAAAGATGAAGTACTTGGATCTGCTTCATATCTTTTGCGTTCGGCATTCCATACCCAAGGCTGAGAGTTATCTATTGGACCATAATTGTCAATAGGAAAAAAAGTTGACATTTCTTTTCTAAAGCCAGATATAAAATCTTTTTTGAATGGGACTCTAATAGTCATTTTATTTACACTATCGTCCCAGTCAACATTTGCATTAGTATACTTGGGTAGACTTTCTACAACTATACACTTCCATGGTAATGATTCTAACTCCTCGACTGTGTATCCGTTAGTAGCAAATTGCTTTCTGTACTTGTGCAAAAGTTTATCAAACAATTCTGCTTGACCAGACGTAATCTGTTTCTTATCTTGGCTCAATGATTGCATGTTGGATATGAATTTGTGATCATAGTGAGACAAACTAATGGAAGCGGTCAACATAAAATAAATGACCTGCTCTTTCGATGTAAATTCAATCTTTTGCATGTTTATATTATACTTCCTTTCGTATCATTAACCTATCAAAACGGTAATAAAAAAGGGGCGACCTAAGCCGCCCCAAACTCCTGACACAGAGTTACCTGATCTTCATGCAAGTTGACTCTGCTAACACTTTCCAGTCGTTAACACCAGTCACTTTAAATAAGTCAGCAATCTTAAGAGCCATTCTCATTGAGATTTCTCTAAGTTTGTGAGCATTCTCTTCCATGAAGTCAAAGATTTCTTTACTTTGACCATCGTTGAAGTCATAGTCTTTGAACAGACCACCTTCACTGTCTCTATCGACCTGCTTGATTCTAAGCATTTTATCTCTAGCACTATCGATAGTTAGATCCAAGAAATGACACCTTGACTGAAGGGCTTCTAAGTGATCCTGCAACTTCTTAGACTTCAAGTGTTCAAACTTCAAGTTAGTAATAAAGATACATGAACCTTTGAACTCAAAAGAGTTTGGAATACCTTCTCTGTTAAGAAGACTAGAATCAGAGTTCCAGCAAATCCTTCTGCTTTTACCTGAGTCAAGGGCTGCCTTAAGAATGTTAAGAGCAAGATCGTCCTGAAAAACAGAGTCACAGTCATCAAACACTAAAACATTTTTAGCATCAGAATACTTGTAAAGAACTGCGTAAAGACCTAGAGCAGTCATTGCACCTTTGACAACTTCGTACCTAGTTCTGCTGTTAGTCAGTTGATCGAACAATGAAGCCTTCTCCATTTGTTGCTCAACACCATAAGACTTACCTACACCTGGGGGGCCTGACACTATCATTGCTCTAATGTCGCCTGCGATAGTAGCCTTAGCCATATCGTCAAGTATGTTGAATCTAGTTTTGATTCTGTCCATAGCCTCTTCATCAGTTTCGACTACTTCAGGCTCAACATTAAGTGATTGATCTGCCATAATTGGTTTCTCAGTTCCCCATGTGATGTCGTTAATGTTATTAACTTTGATTTTAACATTAGCAATTTGAACTTGAGGAAACTTACCGTCATTTTTGACAGTAATAAATCCACCTCGTTTGCCTTCTGCGTAACCCTTAACCAACTCAAATTGTTGATTAACGATTGCTTGATTTCTGTACTCTCCGTACTTTACTGTGATAGTCTGTGTCATATGTAACTCCAATGTGTCAGTTTAAGTTATACAATAATTATACTACCTTCGGGTAGCAATGTCAAGCCTTTGGGAAAACTTTTTTAAGATTTTTTTGTTTGCTTTTTGACTTTTCATACTATCTATTATACGGAAAAAGGTACCAAATGTCAAGCCTTTTTACCATTATTTTACCATTATTTCGCCTAGTAAAATCAATAACTTACGACTAATCTACTTGGATATCTTCCATACCAGCAGTTCTGAGACGTACAATATGCCCCATTTGCCACTGTTTTGCGTCTAGGCCTTTCATTATGCCCAGATACTTATTTCTAAGCAGGGCTACTTCGTTGATAAGATACTCAAAGTCTATCACTTCATCTTCTCCATCTACATACTTTTCAGCATCACGTGAAGTTAAGGCTCGTTGATATTTCTCTAAGTATTTTTGAAAATGAGTTCTGCGAATTTTACGTAGTTTGATATTAAGAAGGTTGAGCACCGCTTCAATCTCTTGTAATTGATTGAAACGATGTTCAGTTATGCCCGGTAATGCTGATATATGTTTTTCAACGTATCCAGTAACAAGACAATCCTTTTTACAAGATATCAGTTCGTTTTCGTAGTGAGCCACAAAGTCAGGTATTACTGACAAATCATGGCTAATACGTGTATACCAATTCAATTAATACTCCTAGTCCCACTCATCAATATCTTCATCATAGTCTTCATCGTCTTCTTCCCAAATTTCATCTTCGTCTTCTGAAAAATAAGACAATGCTTCCTTGATTTTTTTATCATCTTTGAAGGCTTTCTTTATTTCTTGTGCAGTCATACCTTCATCGATTAAATGATTGACTAGTACGTCAGCCGCTTCGTGTATGTCACCATCTTCAATCGAAGGTTTGATGACTTCCCAAACTCTGGCCAAATCATTTAAATTCATATGCTATTCCTCTACAGTTTCTAATACGTCTTCTTCTTCGTTATTTACAATATCCAACGCATTTTTAACTTCAGAGTATTCTGACATAA